CACTCGTTGGACGCCTTTGGCTACTTCTGTCATTTCTATGCTCCAGTGAGTGGAAAGGGTACGGTAACGGTGCATAAATAACTCATAAATACAAGATACCCTTATTAAGGAACGACAAATATGTATGTATCAACTATCACTCAGGAGGTGCCAGTAGCACTTGGCTTGACTGCAAAAGAGCTTGTGGATTTGCTGCACACTGACAAAGCAGTTGATGCAATGAAGTCGTTGAATTATCTAGACGGCCAGCAAGAACCGGAGATGGTGAAAGTCTTAAATGACCCCTCACGCGGCCGCGCTAAATGGAGAGACAAAGGACTTGCGCCACGCTTTCGCAATGTCACCAAAATGGTCGTTCAGAAGTCGGGGTTGTTATTCAAAGACGCCCCGCCAGTTCTAGAGATATTCAACGCGGACGCAGTTACTCCAAATGAGGGTGCAACCCTACTGCTGAACGAATTACTAACTCACGTGGAGTTCGCAGAGTTCTGCACCAACTTCGACCAAGTGCTGCGCTTGCTCAAGACAGCAATGATGCTAGTTCAATGGGAACCGGAAGAAAACTATTGGTGCTTCGATATTCTGCATCGCGGTAACGCTGAAGTGATATGCAACCCATTAAATAAAAAACCCATTGGAATGATTCACCGAACATCGGACGACACATATTGTGTTTGGACAGCTGACGAAGTTATTGAACTAGAACAAGGACAACACTCGGTAGGCATCACAAGCAGAGAAGCCAACCCATATGGAGTCATTCCAATCTCTGTGTTCTACGATACCAACTTACCACGCACAGGCTTTTGGGTGGAGCAGGACAAATCGTTAGTTAACCTAAATGAAATGGTTAACTTGCACATCACAGACTCTGAGTATTCCATTCTGTGGTCAAAGATGAGCACGCTGTTTACCAATATGCGTCCATCGGGTGAAGGTCACGAAAACTCGATTGAAGTTCGCGAAGTCCAAAACAGTCCACTTCCGCGCATTGTTCCAGCTTCAGCACAGTCACCCGGCTACCTAGCTGGCCCCGGTAGTGCAGTGGTGTTGGACAGCATGGGCGTTGAAAGCCCATTCGTCCGCTACGAAAACCCGCAGATAGATATCAAGCCACTCAACGAAGTTGTTGATAGCTGGATCAAGGCATTCGCAGGAGATTGGTCAGTCCGCATCGAGGTTGCAGGACAAGGCCGCGCACAGAGCGGGTTTCAGTTGATCGTTGAGGAGTCCGATAACTTAGACCTCCGCAAGCAGCGCCAGCGCATGTTTGAAAGCGGGTTTAAACGCTTGTATCGCGTCTTAGCAGCGGTTTTCAACACAGCGACTGGTGTGACTGCGTTTCCACCCGATGCACAGCTATACGCACAGTTTGACGACCCCGTACTTCCAATCGACACAAAGATTCAGGAAGAGGTTTGGGACTTGCGTATCGCTGGCCTACGCGGAACTGAGGTCGATTACTTCATGACAGTGAATGGATTATCACGCGAAGAAGCGGAAGAAAAGTTTTTGGAGGTCATTGAGTTCAACAAAAAGAAAGCCGCATTGATTGGCCCAGCACCTGAAACAACTGATACCAATGAAGGTGCTGAAACAAATGAAGGTACGGAACCCAATGCACCTCCACCCGAATAAGCACAGAGATAAATAAAAAAATAGCCGGATGGCGAAGGGAAAGTTATGACGGATGTCAATAAAGAAGAAAGTGTGGAAACACCAAAACAAGAAGCAACTGAAACCAAAGCAAGTTTCAACGAAGAGCAGTTACATGAACTTCAACAAAAACTAGCAGTAGCTGAAGCCAATCTTGAAAAGGCACGCAAGGGTGAAACGTTCAATCGCAATAAGCGTCTCGAACTTGAGAATCAACTCAAGGAGATGCCGAATGTGGATGAATTCAAAACCAAGCTAGAAGCCGCCACTAAAGAGTTAGACGAATTGAAAGGTGCTCAACGCAACCACCTTATCGACACTGCACTAAAGGCAGAAATAGAAAAGGCAGGAGCCAAAGCAGTTTCAACCGTGCTGAAGCTGGTGGATCGTTCGAAGATTACCGTAGTAGATGGACAGGTGGATACCAAGTCAATCGAAACAGTAATTAGCGAGCTAAAGAAAACAGATGCAGTGCTCTTTGATGTACCAAAGACACCAGATGTGAAGCGCCCAGGCGAAGCAGTACCAACAGGAGGTTACAAGACCGAAATGGCAGCAGCTAGGACACAGAAAGAGCTTCAAGCAGTGTTAAGGAAGTACGGAATAGGAACCACAATTTAACAAAAAATTCGTCCGCGAATAATAAAAAAAAGGGAGGGCTATCATGCCTTTTACAGTAACTCTAACAGGAACAGCACAAGTTGACGACAGTATCGTCACAGCCTTTGACCAAGCCGTATGGATTGGTGTAGGTCAAGCAAACGTTACCGACGCTCTTATCACTAAGAAAGTCGATATCAACGCTAAATCAATAAACATGCCGAAGTACGCTCGTGTACCAGCGATGACTACACCATTGGTAGAAACCGATGACGTAGCATCCACACCACTTGCTGATACCAAGGTCGTATTCACTCCGCTTGAATACGGTAACGCATTCACAATCACTTCACTAGCGTCCTTCCAGACAGGTGGCTTGGTTGATTTGGCTGCGGCAGCTTTGATTGCTGAAAGCTATTCAGCATCAATGGATTATTTGGCTGTCTATGCGTTAGACGCTTCTACCAACAAATACGTTATCGGCGGCACTGCTGAAGGTTCCGTTGCAGCTGGTCAAGTAGCATCCGATGTGTTCTTGAATGTTTTCTATAACAAGCTAGCTCGTGCAAGTGTTCCATTTATTAATGGCGCATACGTGATGATGGCACACGATGACGTTATCGCTGACTTACGTGCTTCAACAGCAGTTGGCTCGTGGACAGATGTAGTTAAATACAGCCTACCAGGCGAGGCACTTAATAACGAAGTTGGAATGTATAAAGGCTTCCGTGTTGTTCGAAACAACCGTGCTACATACGCCGACCAAACTGGTGCAGGAACTGTTAATCTATATAACAGCTATTTCTTTGGTGCAAACGCACTTGGTAAGGCTATCAGCCATCCAGGTGAAATTGTCCTTACTGGCCCATACGACAAGCTCAACCGCTTCTACAACATTGGCTGGTACGAGGTTTCAACGATTCAAATCCTCGATCAAGATGCTATATGGCTTGGACAATCAGCTTCGAGCGTTGGAGACAACACAACAGCCGCATTAGCAGCAGGAGCAAACGGAGCAAGAGGCACACCAGCCCCAACTTCAGCCCCACGCCCAGCAGTCTAATCAATAAGTGGTTAGAAACAAAGGGACTTTCGAGTCCCTTTTCTATTGGCTGCTACCCGGATGATAAATAAAAACATCAAGGGAATAACCAATGAGAACACTTCACGAATTTCAATGTCCAATCTGCGGGCATCACCACGAAGCACTTGTTAAGGGCGAGGAAGACTACCCGCACTGCCCAAATGAACACGGGAGGATGACGAAACTAATCTCACCCTCTACGTTCCACTTTGTGGATGGTGCAGGAACAAATGCTGGTAGAGCTTGGGCGTTTCGTGGCCGTCCGCTGTGGGGGTCCAGTTAATGGCTACCTTAATAGTAGAGGACGGAACGAAACCCGTTGGTGCCAATTCCTATGTCTCTCTCGAAGCTGCAGATGCATATCACGCAGCTTATGGCAACCTAGATTGGCCAGGAGATGAAAGCAGCGAACAAAAGAATCAGTCATTGATTCTCGCAACTCAATCAGTCGATCTACTTTATGGGCCGAGATACTTGTCATTCGTTTATCCCGATACCCATCAATCATTATTGTTTCCGCGTGCTTGGTTTACGGACAACAACGGAATCATAGTTCCTGAAAACACAATTCCAGTCTGCCTAATCAATGCAGTATGTGAAGTGGCTTTGATGAATCTCCAAGGCATAGATATTATCCCTGTGGAATCATCAGCCAACTACATTAAGGCTGAAAGTGTGAAAGTTGGTGGAGTAGCTATCGAACAAGAGTACTGGCTACCAAAGACACAAGAATCCTATGAGGGATTCCGCAAGGTCGATCTATTGCTGTATCCAATATTGAAAACTAAGAGTGGTAGCAGTGGTGGTTATGGTATGTGGAGGCTAATACCATGAGCCAGAACTGGGAGATTACCAAATCACAAGTAACAGCAGCCATAAAATACCTAGGCTTTCAAGTCTCTGTGACCAAAGTAGTTAATGGGGAAGAGCAATCAACTATGAAAGCTTGGGGCTGCTGGGACATTAACGATAAGTTAAACCTAGCCCAAGGCCCAAGCAACTTAACTGGCAACCAAAAGCAAATCTACATTGCTGGAACACTCAAGCAAGCTCCAGTACCGGGTGACTTAATCAAACAAGGATCGGATGTTTGGTCGGTAGTCGAGGCTGAAGCATACAAGCCAGCAGCATTAATTCTAGCGTACAGGGTGGTAGTCAATTGAACGGCGAACTAAAAGATGTGAGTGTCAATTTAGGAACTCGCCTACGCAAGTTCAAGCAAGCCTACGCTCAAGAACTCCTACGTAGAACTGAGCGCCGCACACCTGTAGATACGGGTGCATTGCAAAGAGGTTGGGGTGTGACTATGAGAAAGGAATCTTTCGACATCTACAACACAATGGATTATGCAGGCTACGTTGAATATGGAACTCCACTTCAACCACCAAAGGCAATGCTAAGAACTTCATTAGCTGAAAGTGAACAGATTGCCCAAGTAGCAGCAGCAAAGGTTGGGATTACCAAATGAGCTATTCAATTATCCAATCCCTACTTGATGAGCAGCTTGCAACAGTCACTGGACTTCCTACGCTCAGTAAAGAAAACACCCGGAACGAGCCAAAGACAAACGTTCCGTACAGCCGTTCGACATTGATGCCGACAGAGACAACGGCACGTACCACTCACACAGATGAGTTTCAAGGGTTGTACCAAGTTGATTTGTTTTATCCACAAAGCAAAGGCTACACGGATGCAGCTGAAAAGGCTGATTTAGTTATTGAAGCATTTCAACGAGGGTTAGAGTTAGGCGACGACACCCTACGAGTTCACGTGCGTATGGCATGGAGAGAGGTAGCACAGCCATTTCAGCAGTTTTATAACGTACCGGTGATGGTGCGTTGGAGTTGCTTACTACCAAGATCATAAATATAGAAGATGGCATTCGAGTGCCAACATAACAAAAAATAAGGAGCATCCGTTATGCCACAAGCACAAGGTTCAAGAGTCCAACTAGCCTACATCGCAGAGGCTACGTTTGGCACCACACCACCGACCCCACAAACGCAATCTATTGAGTTTTCTAGTTTCACAGGCACGTTGAATGCGGATGCTCTAGTTGACCCGTCAATCAACCCAAGTCGTCAAGTTAGTTATGCACGTAGAGGCAACACCGCAGCGGAAGGAGAGCTTACCGTAGTTCTATGCGCTGATAATTATGATGCGTTTATGGAAGCAGCCTGCATGAGCACCTACACAGCAAACGTCTTAAAGATTGGAACTACAAGAACTTCATTTGCTATTGAACAAGGTTTCACTGATTTAGCTCAGTTCAGAGTTTTCAACGGTATGGTTGTTAACACAATGACAATCACTGTTCCGGTAGATGAGTTGGTTACTGCTACGTTTGGTTTTATGGGTACCGGCACTAGCGCATTCAGCGGCACTAGCGTTGACATTACACCAACAGTAATTACAGTTAAGGACAAGTTCTTCCACGAGGGCGGAGTATTCAAGGAAGGTGGCACAACAGTAGGTTATCTATCCAATATTGAATTCACACTTGATAACGGCTACCAGCAAAGCTACGCATTGGGAGCCACTACGGTCCGTGAAGTAGCAGCAGGCACATTGGAGCTAACTGGGACAGCAACGGCATTGTTTGAGTCAGTCGCTTTCTATAACAAGTTCGTTCAAAACACTGACAGTTCGATTGAGTTTACCTTAACCGCTGGCGCAGAATCCTTAGCATTCTTGATTCCGAAAGTGAAATACACATCAGCTGCAATTCCAGTTGATGGTGATGGCCCACTTGTTGTTGAAATGGGTTTTAACGCTATCTACGACGCTACAACCACAACTTCATTCAGAATAACAAGGACTTAATGCATGAAGTTATCAACGCTGTTGCCCAATGTGGCAAAGATGGAACTGATTCATCCAGAGATTGGCCCAACAGGAATATTCATTAACCTAATCGGCCAAGACTCAAAAGTATTTCGAGACAAGGCAAAGGTAATCGCATCTAGTTTGGTCGGTAAGTCCAGCAAAGATGCCGACTATGACAAGCTCATCACACAGAGCATCGAGCTAGCCGCTGCGTGCATAGTAGGTTGGAGTGGGCTTGAAGATGAGGAAGGCAATGAAATCCCTTACTCGCCAGCCAAAGCACTTGAACTAGTTGCTGACCCAGGCCTCGCATATTTAAAAGAACAGGTCGAGGAGTTCATTGCGGATCGCAAGAACTTTTTTCGAACAGCTGGCAGTATCGCTTGATCGCTATGTAAGGTACTTAGTTCGATACAACACACCAGATAAAAAAGGTAGTTCAAAGAAAGACCATTTGCTGAAGTTCAGGCAGCAGTTGGAAAAGACGGGGGCAAGCGAAGAAGTATTGGACAAACAGTTTGCTGAATTAATTGAGCCAGAGGTGCCAATAGCAGGACGCAACGTACTAACGATGTTTATGGAGCTTTCGTCAGCAAGACAAAGTGGATTCAATGGTCTGATGCCGATAAGTTATCTAGAACTGAAAGCATACGCTGACGTTACAGATACTCAGTTCGAACCTTGGGAGGTTGATTTGATTAAGGTAATGGACAGAGCACTTCTAGAAGCTGTTGCGGAAATAGCCGATAAGGAAAAGAGCTAATGGATATTGGTAAACTAAAACTCACTGTTGATTCGTCGGACGTAGACAAAGCCGCTAAGAAGATTGAAGGCCTTGGTGATGTTGCTTCGAGTGCTGTTTCGAAATTCGCAACAGTAGCAAAAGGTGTCACGCTTGTTGGTACAGCCGCATTAGCAGCCGTGACCGGGTTGATAGCCCTAGCCCGCAGCGTAGCTGATGCAGCGGACGCACTGAACGACTTATCCGTTCGCACAAACATTTCAACAGAACGACTTTCCTTACTTGATGCTGTCGTAAAGACGGCCGGTAGTTCGGTTGAAGAGCTAGTTGCGTCATCAGAGCGGTTGGCTATGAAGCTCTCTCGACAAGACCAGGAATCGGGAAAGGTTGTAACTGCACTAAGGGAGCTTGGTGTCAGCACCAAAAATGCAGCGGGTGAAACCAAGTCGATGCTGCAACTTCAAGAAGATATCGTTGTAGCAGCTGAGAAAGCTACCAATCAATCAAAAGCCCAAGGTCTTGCTGTCCAAGCACTCGGGCAGGAATATTACAAGCTTCGCGGTCCTATTAAAGAAGTGATCGAGAAGAAAAAGGAAATGTACGAATACATGAAGAATGTAGGTGCATTGGTTACCGAAGACTTAGCAAAACAAAGTGATGAACTGAATGATAAGCTATTTAAGCTTGGTTTAGCTTTCAAAGGAATGGCTATCACCGTTTCAAAACTTGTTCTTCCTATCCTTAACAATGTCGGAGATCAGCTTCTTTTCATAATGGAAGGAGCAGCAGCTATTGTCCGTAAGTACGGAGGTGGTCGAACTAACAACGAAAGAGCGGAAGATGCGCTACAAGGATTGCAACAGCGATTGTCGCAGCAAGAAGCTACGCTAGAGCGTGCTCAAGAGGCTGCAAGACGAAGTGGTAGTGCTGATGATGAAAAACTAGTTAAACGAGTTCAAGCTCAGGTTGATAAACTTAAAGAAGCTGTTCGAGAAATGCAGCGCCTTAAAACCGCAACTGCTTCAGCATCGACAGCGGCTGACCAACTCGTTCTCGGTGGAAAACTTGATGAAGGCATCAACCCAGAAGGTGATACTTATGAAACAGATAGAAAAGCCGAAGCTGAAGCTAAAAAGGCAGCAGCAGACCGTCAACGACTATTGGACCTTGATAAGGCTGGTTGGGTTAAGTTCATTGATGACAAGATAGCTGAAGAAGAACGCTTAGATGAAATGCTAAGAAAGATTGATGAAGACAGGTCAAAGTTCGAAGCAGATATGCTCAAGAAAGATTTGGAAGGTTGGGTTGCTTATGCTGACGCAGTTGTTGAAGCTGACTTTCAAGCAGCACAACAGCTAGCACAAATTCAATCAAAACAAGCTGAAGAGCATTTCAACACAATGCAAAAGGTAGCGGAGCAAGCATTCCAAAGCATCGGTAACGCACTAATGGATTTCGTAGTGCAAGGTGAATTCAACTTCAAGAAGTTCTTAGCTGCATTCCTACGCGGCATTGCACAAATGATTTTGCAGATAACCATCCTAACTCCAATGATGGAAGCACTTAAAAAGTCATTCTCTAGTAGTGGTGGTGGATGGGGCACGTTGCTGACCAACGTTGTTGGTGCATTCGCTGGTGGTAAGGCAGCTGGCGGCCCAGTTGGTGCAGGCAAGACATATTTGGTCGGTGAAAAAGGACCAGAGCTTTTCTCTCCAAGTAAATCAGGAATGATTGTTCCTAACCATCAGCTTAGTAGTGGCGGTGGTGGCGTGAACGTTGGCACGATAAATATTAGTGTTCAAGGTGGCGAGTCAAATGAAGAAACTGGACAAGCAGTTAACAAAGCTGTAATGGATGCTATGAAAGCAATTGCCAGGACTGAAATCGCATCGTCACGCCGCGTAGGCGGAATATTGAACCCAGTTTAAGGATTACCTATGCCATCAGCAATGCCACTAACAACCCGAGTCAGCCAGGGCTCAGCACGCAAGCGTATCAACCGCGTCTTGTCCGCACAGTTCGGTGATGGCTACAGCCAAGAAGCACCAGACGGCACCAACAACAAATATGATGAATGGACAATTGCTTTCG